ATATCTGTCTCAATTGTTTTAAATAATTCGTCTAAATCTGAAAACGTTTGCAAATATACACGATACAATTCAGGATAATCTCTATCAGTAATTTCACCACTATAATGTAAATCATTAAATCCTTCAATTGAATGCTCAAAATTTGCAATTACTTGTGAATTTAAAAATTTACTTAATTTTATTTTAGATAAATACAAAATATTAGGTGTAATATAATCCTCCCACAATGATGTTGCATGTTGAACTAAATTTGAAATTCTAGCTAATTCTCTTACTAAATTAATATTTTTATTTCTATAGTTTGATTTCACTGTTTCAGTTAACTCAGATAAATCATCATCATCGTCAAAATCACCAACATCGTATCCAATTAATGAGCCATCACCATCACCACCATCACCACCATCACCACCATCACTATCAGAATCAGAATTATATTCTGACGCAAGATTTGAACTTGAACGACCAGTAGAACTATCAGTATCAATATCTCTATTCCACATTTCAGATTCTTCACTTTCTTCACTATCACTATCAACACTTTGACCTATAGGGGCTGAATGTATTTGTGATCCTCTCACAACACCTGATGGAGATGAAAAGTTATCTCTTCTAACTACTCTAGCATATGGTCTACTTCTACTTCCACTTCTACTTCCGCCTGATATTCCAGCTCCAAAATATCCACTATTAATATAATCTACAAATAAATCTAATAATGTTGTTAATTGTTTAATATCTAAAGTAAATTGTGATAAAGATTTGTCAACATCACTACCACTTGATGTGATTTGTTGTTGTGCTATTAACTCATCTTCTTTTTTCTTAATATTTTTATTAATAATTTTTTTCACTTTTCTTGATGCACTAAATATAGAATTTGGATCATTATCAAAATTATTCATTATATATATATATGAAATAGATATATAAAAAATTTACAAAAAATCATTATAATAATTATAATTAATATTTTGAATTAATTTAATTTACATTAAATGTTTTGAAAGTTTGTGACGTCTACCACCACTCATCACTCCGCCACTGGACGCACCACCAGATATACCACTTCCTTGAGACCCAGACATCATATCTAGTACTGGAGTTCTAACTCCATGATATTTCAACATTTTTTTGATAGCACCAAATCCACTACTATTTAATCTACCTCCAACTAATCTTTGATGAGTATTGAAATCCATACTAGCTTCATTTTCTTTAGTTTTCAATACAGTAGCTTTATCAAGAATACCAGTATATATAACAGACGTACCCTGTTGTGTTACAAACAGGCCATCATTTTTTGTAATGATGCAAATTTCAGGTACAACATTAAATGCGTAATTATTTTTAACAGTAATATTAAATTGAAATGAGAATTGACCTAAACTTCCACAACTTAAAAATTCTGGAAGACTAAAATCAAGTGCTGGATTTAAAACAAGAAGACTACCAGTTGGAGTAGCAGTACTATTTGGAGATCCATTTACAAAATTATTATTATAACCTTGCCATTCGTAGTAAGATTGAGCACATCCATTTCTATATGAAATATTATACAGATCTTGAGGAGTAGCAGATGCAAGAAGACCAGATTGAGAATTGAAATTAATACTAATATTAGAAATTGATAAAAATGAAGAAGTATTTTGATAAGTTTGTTGTGACATTGGAATTCTCACACTGATGAGGATAAGACCAGGAATTTGATTCAGTTGAATATTTTGAGACGTAAGAGTAGTACGACCATTTGGAGCTAATACATCAGCATTTGTAAATGTAGTAAGGTATCTAGGATAATCTGAGTATGGTACGATGCATTTTGAACTGATTTTAGAATATTGCAACGAAGTCAACGTTTGAAAATTAAAAAGCAATCGTGTTGATGAGAATGCAGGTAAATTAAGAACTCCATTACTATAACCTAGAGATATACCATTAGCTGTAATGTAATTATTTGCTGATCCTAATAAACGTTTGCAACTATTATCTACGTTACAAACGATAGACATATTATTAATTCCAATCAATCCTGATCCACTTTGATTTGATTGAGGCATGCAATTAGTGAACGGACTAAGAGCTAAAAATGGTTCGGTTACAGTAAATGAAAGTCCAATAATCCAAGTATCAGCAAGATTGGTTGAAACAATTGATGCATCAACTCCTCCTCCAGTAATGTTGTGTGTTACTCCTAAAAGAGAAACGGGATAACTACCTCTTGGTTGGAAATCATTATCATATCCATTATTATTTAAACTAGCTAATACATTGTTATTAGAATTAGCTACTGGTCCAATAACATTTACAGCTTGAGCAAAATTACCCCATTGACAATCAGGCATTGATGGGGTCATACTATTATATCTTGCTAGTTTTCTATTATCATTCATTCTTAAAATCATTGGTAAAATATCTTGCATATTTACAGATGTACTGGCGTTGTTGATTGTAGTTTGGATCGTAGTAAAGAGCGAAGATAGAGGAAAAGCTGACAATGCTTCCGTCAGACCCCAGTTGATGCAATTTTCACCAGGAGGTACGTTTGTAAGATTAATTGTAAAGTTAACTGTAGAAGTCATTAATAAATGTCTATCAATAACAATACTTTCTGAAGGCACTTGCACGTTCCATACAATTTGTGATGAACTTGCTGATATAGCTTGAAATTGTGTATATGTACTAAGCGCAGGACCACTTAAAACTCCAAATATTTCTTCATCAGTTAAATCATTAATAGTGGTGCTCTCAATTAGAGCTGTTTTAAAATCTGGACGACTCATTGTATTTATATATATAATATTATACATATAAAAAAAATATAAAAAAAATTTAAACATCAATTATATCAATTATATTATTATTATCTTTTAAAGTTTTTTTGTTAATATAATTTCTTATATCTCAAAATTAATATTTACTAGCTTCATTTATTCTCTTTTTAGCTCCTAAAATATTTTTTATAAAAAATTGTTTCTTTTTTAATTCAATCGTATGTAAAGGTAAATTTTTATCTAAAAAATCAGGAGTAGATCTTTCTAAATTAGTAACTTGAGTTTTTGGCATTATTATATATAATATCTTATAATGTCTTATTCTTTAAATAACTTTATTTTAAATAATAATTTACTAACTTCAATTTTAATTTTTTCCTAAACCCGCTCCAATTGTATGTTTTTTTGTAAATAAAATTTTAACAGTAGCAGTACATCCTGATGATAAATAAAATGGCACTAAAGAACCGAGACGATCTTTATAATATACTTGTAGGTCAAATGTATTTAATGGTCTATTTCCCAGCAACTCAATATAACGATATTGAGCCGACGGTTCATACACGAGACTTGGTTTATAAGTACCATCATTAGAAATAAAATCAGTAATGATTTGATTAACAAGACTATTGTTTCCTCCATTACCTGCATATACACCACTGCCATTAAACACAATTGGTGTTGATACTTGATTACTAATAATTGGCAATGTGTTTGATGTAAAAACAATACTGGTAATTGGTGTCCACAAAGCTACGGTTGAATATTCTTGAAACACTTGAATTGCATCATATTGAGGGTTTGATGGTGGATATTGAATAACATTAGTATTACTAAATGTATCAGTTATAATTTGCGCATTTAATCCATTAACAACTGATATAGAATTTAATATAACAGGAAATGAAGAAAATAATTGTGCTAGAGATGTATTGAAAAAAATCTTAATATAATTAGCTGCGTTTGTTGAATAACCTAAAATGTCACAATTTAATATTGCAGTATTATTTTGTGTATCCCAACTTAAAACTGGATAATAATCAGAAGGTAAAGTTAAACCATCAGCTTCTACTTGAGCTTTTAATTGATTATAACAAACAATAAATGCTTCATTAATTAAATAAATAAAATATTGATAATTATAAATATTATAATAATTACCGCCATTATACTGAATTCCATTTACACTAGTAGGTGGCGGTATTGGTGCTACTTTAGATTGCGGAATGAATTGTACAAATGTCTGCTCAGTATAAATTTGTAATACATCTAATGGATTAGTCCATTGTAAAGATACAGAATAAATAGTCAAGTTAATATCTTCTTGGTTCAGTTGAATTGTTGGAATAAATACTGGCAGATTTGGTGTGTCTAGACTAAACCTAATAATTGACATATAATATTTTTCTGCATCATATAAAAATGGTACATTTCTTGTTTCAATAAAATTTAATACAGGAGGCACAGTTCCTGATGTTTCTAAATTTGTCAACTGAATATCGTAATATAATTTTTCAGGCGTATTGTTAGCATTCATTTTTATTTAATAGATATATATATATATATAATATAAATTATATTATAATTAAAATCTTTATTTATAATATATATATGTCATCAGCTTCAACAATAGGTTTACCATATTTAAAAAGTGCTTTTACAGCCCCCGGTTTTGTCTCAGGAGTAGGTTTTAATTTTATTTTTGAAAATGACAACGCTATTCCTATAGGCAATTATTTAGTTTGGACATATTTGTTTATTGAAGGAGATACAGATACTGATTTGGGTCCAATCGTTACTGCGTTAGCTAATACTACTCAACTTTATCCTAATACTCTAAACCCAGGTGGTACAGTTATTGATGATGGTAGTATAACATTTCAAAGTTCACAACTTGCCATTATAACACAAGAACAAGCAAATATAAATGTACAAGGATCAATTCAATTTAATGGTAATGCTCCTACTGTTACAGGGTCAATATTTTTTTTACCAATTTAATAAATATATATAAAAGTATTTAATTATATTTATTATATATATATATATTATATATAATGTCATCAGCTTCAACAATAGGTTTACCATTTTTCAAAAGTAATTTTGTTGCTCCTGTTATTACATCGGGCACATTATTTAATTACGCATGCTCAAATAATTTTAGTATACCTCCAGGCAATTATTTAGCTTGGATATATTTATCAATTAGAGGAACTACAGACACAACATTAGGACCAGTAATAACAGTTGTTAACAATGGTACAATTAGATATCCATTTACTTTAAATTCATCAACTATAGATCTTAATGGTGATACAATAGCATTTCAAAATACACAAGTGATTTCTATAACAACAGAAGAAATAATAAATATACAAGGTCAAGTAAATTTTGATGATACAGCTCCTGCTATTGCTGGAACAATATATTTTTACCCAATTTAATAAAAATAATTGATTGACTATTTAGTTTATAATATATGTTATAAACTAAATAATTATATTATAATAGATTTTATTTAGATTATTACGAATAGATTTCTGATTATAATCTAAAATTAATTAAAACTAGATTATATTAGATATATACATGTAATAATTAATTAATTATTACATGTATATATCTAATATAATCTAGTTTAATATATTTGTAATAATCTATTTGTAATAATCTAATGAAATCTAATATATTTATATATAGTATATATTATAAACTAAACTTCTTATTCAATTATTTTTAAATGTTCAATCGGAATATATATATGATTTTTCATATCCCAATTTTTATTAGCTCTACTAAATTTTTTTACTTCAAATGTATTAAATAATGTTTCATCATATTCAATATAAGTTAACTTATCTGTAAATTTAAATAAAAATATTAATGGTTTAGATTTATCTATTTTATTTAATGTAATCATTGTTGTTGGATATTTATTTAAATTATTAGTTCTAGATTTTAATTCGTAATTATATATTTCATCACTAAAATCATATTTACTATATTGTTCCATATGTTCTATTATATTTCTATTAAAATAATTTTGTATAATAGGTAATACTATTTT